ACGTAGTTGAGCTCGGCATTAAATTATACTCGTTGCTGTTCATCTCGAAACTAGATACCGAAGACTTAAAGAATACAATCCTTTGCCACTCTCCATGTTTGTTAACAAAGTCACAATTAACAGGTGTGTATTTACATTCTTCAACCTCGTAAAAGTTGTATGTACTTTGTACTATTGAATCGCGTATGATTTCAAGTTTGTTACCCTCTCCAATGTACGCAGTGTTTAAGTATGGAATATAGCCTACTTCATAAGCTAGCGTTATTGTAGTTACTCCACCTGTTGATAAGCCTGTGTATCTAGCTTGCCGAGTTACTGCTTGATTATCGTGGTAGTAAACCGCTCCACAACTTCCAGAGGATTGAACGTTATAATCTCCAGCTGTTAAGAATTTATCGCCCTGTTGCGGGTTCTCTCCTTCATTGTGGTAACCGTAACCACTGAAACAAATATACTCCGTTGTCAAGTTTAATACACCGTCTAAATACTCCTTAACAGTACAGTAGCAATACTCATTTACTGGTGCTGCTGTATCTGCTGTAACAGGAACAAAAGACCTGTGAGATATAAACCTTTTACAAAATGGGGAAATATCGTAACTTGTCTCTGTAATTATAGACGAAGGAATAGGTTTTTCAAGCGTGTAAGTTGGTGATGCTGGAATACTACTTGGACTGTTCCAAATAAACAATTCAACTTTCGTCTCTTGGTTCGCTGTTCCTGAGATATCTACTATCCTGGGACTTCTAATATTTATACTTGTTGCCATATCTATACTTCAAATTGTCTATCTATAATATAATCTATCCACTTGTCGAACAGCTTATCTAATGCTAATTGTACTACTTGTTTATTTAATGTCTTATCTGTTATGTCACGCGCCTTAATTCGTATTGTTCCGTCACTGTTTTGCGTTCCTTCATCTACAAATATGTAATAGAAAGTCGAAGTGACTCCGCTCTGAGTAATCGTGAACTTATCAGTAGTAAAGTTGTACATTATCTTTACCTTGGTATTGTTTTTCATTCTGCCAGTATCAACGGCCTTTACTTGTATAATTGTTTTCTTTATCTGAGCGTTTAATTTTCTAGTAGTCGCACCAAGTTGAGAGATAAATAAACTCTTTGTTGCACTTGGACCTCCTCCTAAACTAATTATTTCCACTCCCATTAACAGATAGTCATATCGTGTTTATACATAATATCAAAGGTCAATCTCCAACCGCTTAATCCGTTCTCGTATTCGTTGTTTAGTTGTTCGTAGTTTGGCTGTCCGTCTAGTTGGTATTCACTACCGAATAAATCACCCCTACTAAGTCTATCCATTAATCGAACACCCACGGCTAACTGTGTATTTAATATGTCGTCTTCGTTATCGTTACCTGTGAACCTGTCATTCGTTTGTTTATTGCTTATATCTACTATATCAAGTAACTCAATACTAACGCTTAAACGAAGTGCAGGAGATTCTTGTGTAACGTTCTCGATTCTCATGTGTGCTAATGGGAATATAGTCTGCTTTGCGTTGTCTATTTTGTTAGTCGATCCTTTAGAAACTGTATTAACATTCACATCTTCAAGCAATGCGTCTTTTAAAGTTGTCGTTACATCGTAATATGCTCTCATTTCTTAAATTGTTTCTCTATGTTTTCCTTTTCTATCTCTCCCTTTTCGCTCTCGTAACTTAAGTAAGTGAAAGCCTCGGCAATTGGAAGTCTTCCAACTTCTTCAAATCTTGTAATGTCTCCCTGAGCGAGTGCATAGATTGAATTGTACCACCCCCACTGTTTGTTGAATTGTGCAGTTCTGCTGAAATCATCGCCTCTGTTTCCTCTTCCAAATAATTGCGGGTAGCTTTCAATAATTCGTTCGCGAGAAGGTAAAAAAAACCAATGCTTCCTAAAGCCACGTCTAAAGGCATGAACTTCATAACGTCTGCAAAGTCTTTAGTACCGTTATATTCTGTAATTTTGTACGTTTCTTTAAGCCTTGATTTAATAGGTCGGTAAAGTACAGCCATTGCTTTGTGCATTAAATCCCAATCAACGATAGTAGTATCTAAATCCACATACTCACCTAAAGACATATTCTCTAAGTCGTTAATGAATCCAAACTCTTGGCTTACATCTCCACTTTCAAGCGTGAATGATTTAGACAAAGGCTGTTCAATTGCAAACAGTTCATTTAAATGCGCTGTAATGGACGCAATATCGATTAAGCTAATCTTTAACACCGATACTTTCGGAAGGCAGCAGAACACTTCTACGGTACATCTAGCAAGTTCGTAGCCTTCTAGTCCTTTACACTTTGTCAAGTACTCTTGATACTGTCCTAATGTGATCTCTTTTAAACTGTCTGGTTTTGTGATTTCTGACTTCATACCTTTATAACTGAAAAGATGCAAAACTGTACCAAATAAAAAACCACCCAACGAATTAACGCGGGTGATTGGTGTATTCCGTAGAACTTACGGAACTAGGGAATGTAAGAACTGAAAGTTTTAGATACACTTATACCTCCATGCTTATCAATAACTGACTGAATAACATCAACATCAACCCAACCATAAACAGTGCCTGTTGGATTACCTTTATCTTCGGCAAACTTCATTATTAAAATTTCTTTTTCTGACGGAAAACCTATTTCCATACTAGAAAACATACTGCAATTTTTTCTAGGACTACTGTAATTAGCTGTCCCTCCTTGAACAGACATAATAAAACCATCATTACAAATTACTCTAGGTCGGTGATAATATCCTTCTGTTTTAAATGTTTCTCTTACAAATTCTATTAAATTCATTTTGTCAGTTTTTGTTATAGCTTCGTTGCTACCCTACAAATCTAATCAACTTATTCACAACTCACAAGCTTATTAACAATTATATTTTTACTGCTTACAACCGTCGCTATTATTTTTTCCAATAGTAACCCAACCTTTACACTCTGTCTCTGGTTTTGGTTTGTTAGGAGTGATCAAAGCGAACCGCAAAACAGTTACGGCAAATAGAATAATAGACTTGGCTGTAATCTTTAGTGCTTCTTTCATAGTTCCTTATTTTAAATATCGTATAACTTTTAATTTATAATAGTTTTTATCTTTATTTATTGCTTCATTCGCTTGTTCAATCGTTTCATAGCAAATCAAAGAACGCCCACCTAACCTTCTATTTTTAAGTGATAACCATATAAAGAAAAAAGTTCTTATCTGTGCGTCGTAGTGTATTTCTTTCCTGCCCTCTGCATAGCATTCTTTTATTCTGTATTCTTTCATAGTTCCTTCGTTTTATATTCCACTTAAGGGGTTAGGTTATATTGCTTTCTCAAATCTTGCTCTTTACTATACTTTTCAGAGGCTTCTTTTTTAGCTCTGTTTTTTGCTTGACGCTTTTTTATTCCTTTCATAGTTCCTTAGTGTTTGGTGTGGTGTGCTTTGCTAGGCTTGCCTCCCATCTTTGATCGGGTTCAGAACCCTCTTTGTATATTGATCTTGACGCCATTAGTAAGTCGTTAAGCCTTATCAGTTCTTCTTCGTGCTTGGCTTGGAGTTTGCTTACGTATTCTTCAACCTTATCCATGTACTTATAAAAATCAAACTCTGGCAATCCGTCAATAGCTTTAAAATAAAAATCTTTCCTTTCTGGTTTCGCTGTTTCTTTCATAGTTCCTTAGTGTTAAAGTTTGCTTCGTAGTATTGTCTGGCTTCTTTTGTGTTTTGCTCATAAGTGCCCAAATCGCACCCGTCAACATAAGCATCTATAACCGCCTGTTTCAATTCTTCTTCGTGCTTGGCTTGGAGTTTAGCGATCCATTCTTTAAATTCATCTGTACAAATAGAATCACCATGCATACCTATCTTCACCTCATTATCATCCTCATATAGAAAGCTAGGTAATTCTATTCCGTTAAATTCCGCTTGCGCTGTGTTTTCCATAATGTTTTATTGTAAAGGTAGTTAAATAATTGACACTAACTAATAAAGTACTGGCCTTTAAATGGCACTAAGTCAAAATAATAACGCATCATTATAGTATCCCAATCATCGGGAGACCTCCCAATAATCTGTGTGATTATATTCTTAGGCATTATTCCAACCTTGCCATCCTTATCTATGTCTTTGATCTTTACTTGCCCCATTTCCTCACCTGTAGAATCTTTAACGTCTGTATCTATACAAATCTCCCCGACCTCTCTAAGCTGTATTTTGTTCGCCATCTTAACAGAACACTGGCTCTTTAAGTTGTCATAGTTCTCATCGTTCAATGGTCGCGAGTTGTTAACGAAACCTTCACATCCTAAGAAATCCACAACACCGCCGCCTACTCCGTCCTCATCTGCTACAACACTAGTTAATGGAATGCTAAATTTAGATTGCAATTCTTTAGCTCTTTGAACAACTGTAGTTAATGGACTCTTTAAAATTGACTCACGATGAATACAAACCCAACCATGCCAAACCCTAAACACTGTTTTATCCTTTCCTTTACGTGCAACATCAATAGTCATGTACTTACGCCCTGTCTTCTCTAAATGTACAGGATTGAAGTAATCCGTTATTGCATCCATATCAATCAAAGTTGCTGGATCATTGTCGTACTCCCAATTCCCATAGTACAATCTCTCACGGCTATTTTTATCTAATCTAAGCAATGATTCAAGATAAGAAGGGTGCAAGTGTGGGTTGTCACTTGGTAACGCTTTCATGAATTTACGGTACGGCTTAATAGTGTTATTTATATCAGGTTTATAAAACTCTTTATACACCCAATTCTTTGAAGGGTTACAAGTACCAAGCATTTTAGGTATCAATCCAAACTCATGTAATTTGAATCTTATCCTGGAATTAACTATTTGCCACGCTTTATAAACTACTTGGTTACACTCATCAATAAAAGCTCCTGTAATTTCTAATGAACCTAGGCTGTCATAGTTTGGGTCTGATGGATAACTAAACAAATCCTTTAGTATTATCTCGCTACCATTATGCCAGTGTATAACGTTTGACATTGCGTTATATTTGAACTGATTAGATATTCCTAACTGACTAGCTAATTCAAAGAATGTTTTTAGGGTTGTTTCTTTAAGTGAACTCAGCTTTGATCTGCCCATCAACCACCTTGATCCCTTATGTGTTTGGCACATCTCAATTAACCACAAACAGCCGACGGCAGATTTCCCGCCACCAGCTGCACCACCGTAAATTAATTCAGTAGTTGTCTTGTCTTTTAGATAGAATATTGCACCCTCTTGTTTAGGTAGTAGTTTTATCTGGGTCGATTCCATTTCCTAAGTTTATTATGTTTTGCGTTATCTCTCCGTTTAAATCATGGCTGTTCTCTGTCTTCTTAGGTACAAAGTATTGAGCGTACTTTGCAAATAGGTCTAAGTATGCTCTTGGGTTGTCTCTCCTAACCTCTTCGAATGCTGCTGCAATATGTGGGGCTTGTCCTTCTAAAGTCTCTAAGAAGATGTCTCTCGCTTCCTTGGTTATCTTGTTCTCTGCCCCCTTCTCTCTTCCTTTAGGGTTTCCGCTTTCTCCTTTTTTAAATGCCATTGCTTTTTATTGTTGTTTACAGTCGTCTAACCTTACCTTTACCGCACCGTTTTTAAGTGGGCACAGTTCATGTACTTTATCGCTTGGTAGTTGCTGATACCTATCCGCTTCTACTTCTTCCGATATGTTACACCATATAAAACCCTCTTCATTGTCTTCACATACAAAAGGGCAGCTTTGGCAATTGGTTACTTTCATGTTGTTATTTTAACGTTTGTTGTGAATCTTGTTTGCTTTCTCTATTGCTGATGTTAGTGCTTCGTGACGAGTTTTAAAATAGGGACTCATTATACCCTCTTCTAGTATTGTGCCCCACCAACATTCGGTAGATTCAGTATTAATTAATACGGTCATCCCAACACTATCAAACCAATCAACATACACTCCGCACCGCATTGAGTCTCCTGACAACTCAAAATTAACCCATCTACTATGAGACCTGTTTTCTTTATACCATTCATCAAAGTCCTCCTTGCATTTTCCTGTTAGTTTCATATTATTATATTAGTCCCGTTGTGATACTCTACTGCTACCTTAACCGCTTTGACTAGTAGTTCCTTTTGTCTGTTGTCCATCATTATCTTCACCGCGTTTACATCAACGTCTACTCCTTTACGGTGCTTTATATAATGAGTCACTAATCTTATCCCTTCGTTGATATCCATTATTTACCTTCTTGTTCGTAGTGTTTATCAATCAAATCGCAAGCCTCTGTGTAATTACTGTCTTTTAGTACTTTTTCAAGCTTATCGAATCCTCCGATGTAATCTATTAGTATTCCCAATAGTAAATCAGACTTAGTTTTCTTCGCTTTAATTCTGTTCTCTGTCGTCATTGCTTTAACCTGATCAAACCCTCTACGTGTACCTTTTGAGTTTTCATAGGTTAACACTTTACCTTCTGAGTCTCTTGTGAATTCGAACCCATCGCCTTTTGAATTCTTATAAGTTAATGTATTACCGTAATCGTCGTAAGTGTATTCATAAGTAAAATAACTCCCCTTTTGGTACTCATAAGCACAAACACCTTTGTCATTGTACAATTTTAAACTTTCATTTTTACCGTAAATGTTTTTCATAATCTTTAATTTTCTACTAATATAGTTATTTTATTTGCAATCTCCTATTACTGGCATCGGTGTATTTGAGCTCGATTGCCATGTACCATCCTGTTGAACCCCTGTACACTCGTTTATTGTGATCCATGGAGCAAATGAATAACCTATACTGTTAAATAGGTTGACTTCAACGTACTTATCACAGTTACAATCTGGAGCAGGTGGTGCTTGTTCAATTGGATCATCTTTGCAGCTTGATAAAGCTAGTGTTAAAAGTAATATTGTTGTTAATGTTTTCATGTTGTTTTATTTAGTTTGTTGTGATTTTTTAAATCTTCTATTTCATTTGCCAAGCATAGCATCATCTCTAAATATGCGTCTCTAAAGTTATCCATTTCACCCGCTCCGCTAATATGAGAAATCAACTG